TATTCATAATAGTTTTACTCTCTGATTAACTTATGTTACTATTATACAACGATAAGCCTTACTTGTCAATGAGTTTTATGAAAATAATTGAATTTAATTTGCGAACACATCAGTCGATGCCGATATGATTGTAGCAGTATATGGGCCACTGCCCACTGAATCATCGATTCTTGCTACAGGTGGTTCATCACCAATTACATCACTGCTTGCAGATGTAATCACACTAGTGTGACCACAATCTGCTGTAACAGTATCGCCTAGTCTTGCACAAGGCTTGTCATTGACAACAATGGTTGGCGAACCAGAAGTAATTGTACCTCCGGTCGTTATTGGGGTTATATGCGCAGTACAAGTTCCATATGTGCGATCTCCTACTCTTGCTACACCCCTAGCCATATTATGCGCCTGCCATTACAATGCCAGAAGTTTTCTCGCTATACATCTTAGCAGTTTCTTCTTCTGTCTTAACAATGCAAATAACACCATTAAGTCTCATTGTGTATTTCGCGTCCATTGACGAAGTAAACATGAATGGAGCCATTCCCATTCCACCATCATTTGCGATAAGCATAGTAGGCTTAGATAAAACCAATGTGTCGGCTGTCTCTTTTTCAAGACGTGCTACCATTTCTTCACCGCTGGCTAGTTTAATACTGATGACATCGCCATCTCTGTAAGGTACTTCTATTAACATTCTTCACTTCCTTTAATGTATTGGGCTAATTGATCGTATCCGCCTATTACGTTTCCATCAATTACAATTTGTGGTACTGTGCGTGCTTGTGGTGCAATTTCTAATAATTGCTCACGAGTTACATCAACACCAATCTTTCTTTCAATAAACTCCATATGCTGAGTTTCAAGCAGTATCTTTGCTTTAATGCAATATGCACAATTTTCTTTTGAATAAACTTCTACCATACTTTCTCCTCCTTTAATTATTATTGTATTATAATGACATACCAGAAAAGGTATCCTTCGTAACGTCCGATGTTACACCGCCTATAATATATGACGATAGTTGAACTTCTTGTGGTGCTACTTGTACATCTGCACCAGCAATCCATTTTTGTGTCCAAGGTAATGGGTTTGCTTGGGGTACTTTGTATGGACAAGATAAGCCCACTGCTACCATTCGCTTGCATCCGATCCATTCTACATATTCGCACAATAGTTGAGCATTTAACCCAATCATTGAACCATCTTTAAATAGATATTCTGCCCATTGCTTTTCTTGTTCAATTGCATCTACAAACATTTGAATGCATTCTTCTTCTGTTTCTTTTGCGATTTTAATATAATCTGGATCATCTTTTGGCAATATCTTTAATAGTGATTGCGTGAACGCCAAATGTAGATTTTCATCACGTGCAATAAACTTGATAATTTTTGCATTACCTTCCATCTTTTTAAGTTCTGCAAACGCCCAACTACATGCAAACGACACATAGAAGCGAACACCTTCTAGTATGTTTACACCCATTACTGCCTTGTATAACGACTTCTTCAACTCGTACAAGTCAACAGTGATTTCTCTACCATTAACCTTATGTACGCCTTCACCTAGTAAATTGTACCATGCTGCTTTATCAATTAGATTATCATAATTTACCGAAATCGCAGATGCACAATCGACAATTTCCTCAATTTCCAAAATTTCATCAAATACAATAGATGGATCAGAATATACATTACGAATAATATGTGTATATGATTTACTATGAATAGTTTCATTAAATGTCCACGTTTGAATCCATGTTTCTAATTCTGGCAAACTAACGATAGAACCAAATGCTTCACTAGGTGCGCGCCCTTGTACACTATCTAGCAGTATTTGACGCTTTAAATTAGATGTGAATATATGTTGTTCGTTTGCAGTTAGTTGCTTAAAATCATTAGAATCTTTTGTAACATCAACTTCATCTGGGATCCAAAAGAATCCCAACTGCTTCTCTGTTAATTTATCAAACTGCTTGTACTTGAGAATATCGTATCTCTGTAAACTTACTCGTCCTTCGGGATCAAGAAATGCTAATGATTTCGTATGATCTTCTTTTTTTGTTATATTAAAAATGCTCATGTTTATTTATATTCCTTTATAAGACACAACTGTCGCAGTCTTCGCCTTCAATTTCACTCAGTCCCGTTTGTGCTAACGGCTCTGCATTCATTTTATTAATGTCAATCTCACCTTGTCCATCATACGTGTTAAAGTAGTAAAGATTTTTACCACCATATTTGTAGAACATTAGTAAGTGCTTCATCATGGTACTCATTGGAATCTTTTCATCTTCAAAGTAGATAGGATTATAACTAGTATTTACGCTGATCGCTTGATCAATATATTTCTGTAATACTGCCATAATCTTTAAATAACCTTCTGGTGACTCTTGATCCCATAATAATTCATACTTATTCTTTAATCGATGTATTCCCGGAACTACTTGCTTGAGTATACCATGCTTTGATTGCTTTACACTTACCAAAGAACGTGGTGGTTCAATTCCGTTTGTGCTATTACTTATTTGCGCGGATGTCTCGGCTGGCATCAATGCCATTAATGTGCTATTACGTACACCAGTTTTCTTTATCTGTGTTCGTAACGCTTCCCAAGGCATACGCTCTTTATACGCTACTAATTCATCTACTTCTTTTTTACGAGTATCGATTGGTAAAATACCATCACTATACTTAGTTTCATTGAAACCAGAACAATGTCCTTGTTCTACTGCTAAATCAGCAGATGCTTTAATCAAATAGTATGACCATGCTTCTGTCCATTCGTCTACTAGTTCAAGATCAGGATTACTATAATTAGTATCGTTCTTTGCAAGCCAATATGCAAAGTTAATAATACCAACACCAAGTGGTCTGCGCTTCTGTGTACCTAGTTCTGCTGCTAGAACTGGATAATTCTGATAACTCAATAATGCATCAAGTCCTCTCACTGCTAATTCACATGGCTTCTGAAAATCTTCTAGTACTTTGATATTGCCCCAATTCACTGCTGACAATGTGCAAGTAGCAACTTCACCATCACCATTGAATACATCTGTCATAGGAGATGTAGGTAATGTAATCTCTGCACATAGATTGCTCATTCTTACAGGTGCTAATTCTTGCTTGAATGAACTATGCTCATTTACGTTGTCTACATTCATCAAATAGATGCGACCCGTATTCTTTCTCTCGTGCATGAAAGTAGAAAACAATTCAATCGCAGTCATTGACTTCTTACGGATTTTTGTATTACGCTCTGCTTTTTCATACAACTCTTTAAATTTATCTTGATCTTCAAAGTATGCGTCATACAATCCAGGAACATCACTAGGACTGAATAATGTAATATCACCACCAGAAATCAAACGCTCATACATAAGTTTATTGACTTGAACACCAAAATCTAAATGCCTTACACGATTGTCTTCAGTACCTTTATTGTTCTTTAACACCAGCATATCTTCTACTTCAAGATGCCATAACGGATAGTACAATGTTGCTGCTCCACCTCGTACACCACCTTGTGAACAACTTTTAACTGATGATTGGAACATCTTATAGAACGGGATAACGCCTGTGTGTGCTGCATCACCATTACGAATAGGAGAATTGATAGCACGAATACGTCCTGCGCCAATTCCAATACCTGCTTTTTGTGATACATATTTTACAATCGCATTTGATGTTGCGTTAATACTATCTAGACTATCATCTGACTCAATTAAAACACATGAACTAAACTGACGTACATTTGTACGAACACCAGCCATAACGGGAGTAGGTAATGAGATGTCAAAATTACTGATTGCATCATAGTAATCTTTAACCCATTTCATACGATTGACTGTGTAACTACCAAACAAAGTTGCAGCAATCATCATATACGCGATTTGAGGTGTTTCAAAAATCTGACCTGTCACTCGGTTTTGTACCAAGTATTTTCCACGAAATTGTTCCATTCCAACATATGCAATGCTTTGATCACGATCATGTTTAATGTAATTGTTTAATTGATCAAGTTCATATGATGAATATAATGAAAGAATTTCATCATCATAATAACCACGACCTATGTTATCTTCAATCACCTTAACTAAATGATCAGGCTCAAATGCATTATACACTTGCTTTCGCAAATGATAATTAATTAATCGACCCGCTACCCATTGATAGTTTGGAGTTTCCTCAGTGATTAAATCTGCTGCTGCTTTAATTAATGTTTCTTGAATTTCATCAGTTGTTATTCCATTATAAAACTGAATACTACTTTTAATTTCCACTTCTGACGGGCTGACGCCTGCAATATCATTGCAAGCATAAAAAACAACTTTGTGTAATTTATCTAAGTCAAGTGGTTCTCTAGCGCCGTTGCGCTTTTTTACCATTATTTCCTTCATTTATATCCTTACCTGTTTGGTTTCAATATTATTTTACTAAGTCGTCTGAATACCATGTATTCAAAATTTCACATTTATCTAATACGGACACTTTGTCTACTATACCATAATTATGATTTAATATATATTTGTTGTCTAATCGTATTACAAGTGCTACACTCGATTTACCTGCATCTTGTACTAATAGTATATCACAAGACCAATCGCATAATTCTAGTGTGTATGCCATTCCAAGCGCAATCACATTTTCATCGTATGCACCATTCCATAACAAGTCCCATGGATTGGGCCACTCTTCAGAGTTATATACATCTATAACTCTATTAGATAGTGGTGCTAGGCGCCACCAATCTACGAGTGTTTGTAAGTATTCTTCATCAGATAAATCTTCTAATGAGTCTAATTCTGTACGAAATGACTTCCATTCCGTCAGTCGTTCCTTGGACATTAGTTGCCATATTGTATGCACTACAGTGTTGCTTTAAAGTTATTAGCCAACCATGCCAAGTTTGCAGTTTCGGTATCTGTCGTAGTATATTGTAGTGTGAATATACCAGCAACCATGCTACCAGAGAATACATGATCTAATAAACTACCTGCTGTAGTCGCATTAGTTGTGTGATTGTCAGAGATGGTGTGCGTATTATGTTCGCCCACTAAACCAGTATCAACATTGACTGCAATGCTTAATACTCCCTTTCGTATATGTCCTGTCGGATTTCTTAATGAATATCGTATGTCTACGTTATCATATCTAGTTCCATCAAACGAAATACTAGCGATATTCGCATTGGTTGCTGGACCCGTAAGTCCGACAATACTAGGATCATCTAATCCTACATCTGGTTCGAATAGAAAGATTTCTGAATTATACTTTAATACAACATTTCCAGTTCCTACGCCGGGCGCAGTAGCAAATGTAAAAACAAAATTATTTTTGGTATAGTCAACAGACTCTACTTGCAATACAGTATCTACATATACATTATATGATACACCTGGCGCAGTATCTAAATCAACACCAAAATTAAATTCGGTATCTGTGTTATTACCATCAAGTGCTGCTTGCGTATTACCAATGAATAATCGTTTTGCATCTAATGCATATCCTAATTCACCTTCCAGTAATATAGGAAGTTGCGCTAGAGTACCACTTCGTTGTTTTTGTAATTTTATTTCAGTTGTCATGTTAATCACCCTTTTTAGTATATGTATTTATTAAATTCTGGTAGCAAATTATGCGATATTATAGTATTCTTCCAATCTTTTTGCCCATTTTAGTTCCCATTCTGAAAACTCACCAATCTGCATTTCAAACAATTGCCAAAGTCCTTCTCTGCTGCACATGAAAATAGCAACGTCTTTTATGTCAGTTCCATATAGTTCATTATGTGCTAACGCATACGCAGTGCCCTGTAAGAAGTAATCGCCAATCCATTCACGTTTCTTAGGCTTATTCGTCTGCTTGAAATCCATCACAGTTGGTTTGCCTTTCCACATGCCTAATAAGTCTGCTGTGCCTGCATATAAGTCAGGATAGCATAAACTAACTTCTGCTCCCCATACTTCATTCAGTTCAGCATCAATATTCTTGATTACTATATCAGCCATCATACGAGATTGAAGTAATGTTTTACCAGTTTCTTCATTGCCTACATATTCTTCGTTTTTGACATATGACTCTAGCATCGCGTGCATTTGAGTTCCAACCCTTGATGCCTCTGTCACTATTTGTTGGGCGGCTTCATCACCTACACGTTTCTTCCAATCTGCTAAGATTTTCCGATCTCGTGCAGGCTTCGTAGCCGACAGTACGGTGGTGACACTAGGAACAGGTTCACCATAGGGGTTCTTATATAAACGTTGACCATTTACAGAAGTTCGTGTTAATTCGCTATAAGCGTAAGGAGTTTTAATATTTACCATAAAGATATTATACTATTATAATACCCCTATGTCAAGTGTTATTTACTAATTACCAGTAAATGTACCATGAAAATGTGTTACTTGTTACAGTATTTGTGATACGCTCAATCTTGTAACCAAGATTGGAAAAGTGCTTCATGACTGAATCCATATCTGAATATTTTGCACGATTTGTTTCAGTTCCTTGCCATGTATTAAAGTAACTAACGCTTGAAGGGGGAGTTGCTGTTGAAGTTCCTGCTACTAATCCCAAACTAGCATTCGCTGTACCAGCACCAATTACATACTGGTAACTATTAGTACCAGATGTGGTTATCTTTAATCGTAGTTGATCAAGTTCTTTATATGCAAGAACATTTGGAATTGCTGCATCATTTATATCAGCGATTACCGCATTGAGACTTGTTCCAGTTGTACCTAATACAACAGTTACTCCCTCAATGATAACAGTGGTAGAATTAACAATGGTGGGAGTAGTAACTGTTCCCGACACAACTGCATCAGGCGTAGATTCTGTCATGACTGTACCATCAGAAACAGTTGTTTCATAGAGTCCCGATACGGAATCTGCAATAATTGCTTTCATTATTTCTTGAGTTTCATTAAAGATAGTTAAATCTTGATTGCTGTTTGCTCTTGCCTGGGATGCGTTTAATCCTACACTCATGTTATATGTCCTTTTTAACTTGCTTTCTTGCCATTTTATCTATGCGCTTATCTTGTTGATCACGACTTGGTTCAGAAGATGATTTTCCATCTCTGCCAAAAAAGATGACATCATCTTTAATATTATCAACTATGGGAATAGAATCTAGTATATCAAACAATATTGAATGATCTATCTCATTTCCCATTTCTGCAAGAGATTTTGCCAATGTATCAATACTCAAACTAGACATACCTTCTGCTGCTGCCACTGAAATAATATCAATAATAATTGATTTAATATCACTTGTGTCTTCAACGACAATCTCAGAAAAACGCATTTTAGTTTCTCAACGTAGCAAATGCTTGCTTTAGCAAATCTTTGCTGATTTTTCCGTCTTGTTGTGCTTCTTTAACCATGCGCATTGCAGAAAGATACTTATCTTCTTTCATTTCGCGACCAATTGGATTTTCTGCACCTGATGCTGCATCAACGCCTTCAAAGTCATCACCAATTTCTAACTCATCATCAGCGAAATCATCGCCCATGCCTAACTCGTCACTGACATCAGTATCTAATGTATCCATTGATCCACCGCTTTCAACAGGCTGTCCCTGTGCAACTAATAATGCATCAGTAACTTCACTATTAGCAGATTTAACTGCGTCTAGTGCTGCGCCAATTGCTGCTTCTGCTGACATTGTGAATGCTTCTGCTTCTGCTGTACCTACTTCTTCTTTCATAGCATTAGTGATAGACATAAGGTCCTCAACTTGCATACTTGCTAAGTTTTCAGCCATTTTCTGTAAATCGTCTGCCATTTGTTTAGCAGCAAGCAATACTTCTGCTTGATCTAAATCTTGAGTTTCTTGTAATTTCATGTTAGTATCCTGAGTTGTTTTTTCTACTTCGTTCAGTACCATATTGATACCTTCTGATATTAGAAGTAATTTTTGGAAATCTTTCGCACTAACATCTACGCCAGATTCGCGCAATGCTGTAATACGAGAGTTAGTTGTTTCTTGAATCTTGACAAGTTTTTTTGTCTCCATGCTGAAATTGAATTTAATATCAAAAACTTCATTCAAGGCTTTTGTTAACTTGGTAAATTTGTCTTCTTGCAAATCGTGTAAAATCATGTTAGGGCTCCATTAAAAATTATATTATAATGTATTTATACAAAAACTAAATTACTATTTAAATATTGCAATGAAGAAGTGTATTAGTTGTTTGATTACAATAACTTTTTTATTGCAATCTTCATCTTGTGCATCTTCTCAGTTGCAACACTATGCTTTGCGGCTGCGATATCAGACTCAATACTTTCAGTTAATGTCTTCTGTCGTCTTTTTTGCGCTGCTGCTTCTTCTAGTGCAGATGCATATCGTGAATCATACTCAATAATAGCTTTGGATTTGACTGCATCATTCTTGAATAGTTCATTCTTTATAATTGCCATTGCTGACTCAAATAATGCTAAATTTTCATATCTACGAATACCATTTTCTGCTACTGTATAATAGGTTTTTAGATAACCAGATATATTGTGCTTTTCTAATAAAATATTAAATTTATCAATACCTACACTTTCTGTTACCTTATTGACTGATTCAACGAATTGTTCCGATTCAGTTACAATATTGGTTGCTGCTGAATCAGTTGCATCTTGTACTTTATGTAACTTAGCCAAGATATTATACATTTCTGTAGCATCTTGACTAATATTACTAGGTACTTGATTTCCAGTTGCATCAACTACTGGTGCTGTTTTATTATTTGTTGCATTTTCTAAATTTTGCAATATTTTAAGCATGTCCTGCGATTCTTGATTCATTATAAACTGCCTCTAAGTCTCTTAAAATATACCTTGCCTTCCTTAACCACTCTAGTAAGTACGCCTTTTGATACTAATGATTTAGCAACAAATGCTTCACGCTCGGTAAAATCTGATTTGCATGTTTCTTCAACTATTTTATCATATACTTTATATTCTGTATTTGATAGTATGATTGAAATACCACCCGGACACTCAACAAGTTTCATTACTTTAGACCTGCGAGTTTCTTTAATCTATCAATAGCACTTGCATTAGCAGCGGCTGAATTTGAATTCTTTTCTGCTGCATCTGAATTTGCATTCTGTTGTACATCATCAGGATCAGTAGATGTCGTGCTTCCTGTAGAGACTGTGTCACTGCCGTATGCTGCGTTCCCGCCTGCTGCGCCTGCTACTCTACGCTCTTCAAGTTCGTGTCCCCATCCTTTATCTTTTAGTTCTAAATGTAATTCTTCTGTGTCTGCATACTTTTCTTCTTTACCATCTTTGCTGTACATCATATGTGGTTCAAATGCTTCGTCGGCTGCTTCATCAACGGTATCTTCTTCATCACGCTTATCTTTTAAATCTGCTACAACGCCAGGAGACTGCATCTCTTGCATGCTGTCATCTTTGTCATACTGCATATATTCGTCATAAGACAAATAGTAATCAGTATCTGGATCATAATACATACCTTCTTTTGGATCATAATATACTACTTTACCAGAACGTAATGGAAATGGACCTTCTAATCCTTCACGCTCTTGATAACGCTCTCTATCCATTGGTGGAAGAATAGTGTATCCTTCTTCTAGGTCTAGTGTGATATACTTAGAAAATAAGTCTTTATCATCATTCTTTAGTGCATTAGTTAACTGCAATGTACCAGAAAAATTTAATTCTCTAAGTTCTGCACTAATCTGTTCATCGGTTAATTCTACACCAAAATTCTCAAGTGCAAAATCGCGTACTGTATGTATAATACTATTATTCTTGATTTCCATTATCTTCTCGACTTATTTAATTGTTTTACGATTTTACTCGTTGGATTGACTCGCTTTGTTTTTTGCGCTTTCTTTGTCATCCTAGCACCTTTCGACGCTTTTGTTTTTTTCATTAAGAAACGTTTTTTAATATCAATTGGTGCTGCGCATTGCTGTGGACTTGCCACAACTCTGCCTTTTCTCTTTCCAACTGTACATCTAAATTTCTTAACAACCTTATTTCCTCTCTTAGCAAAAACTACTTTTGATTCGGAAATAACTGTATTGTATGCTTCATTAATTATCATCTTTTATCCGATCCCTACCATAGGTCCCATCGACTGTAAATCTATCATCAGCATAACGACAACTGATACTAAACCTATAATAATTGTTCCTGCTGCTCCGACAATCAATCTCATATTGTTATCTTTGCCAAGTCTATTTCTATCAACCATTTCAGACATATCATTTGATATTTGGTCAATTTTCTTTTCTAATCGTTCATTATTATTATCTATTTTTTCTTCTATTCTTTTATTGGAATTATTAACTCTATCTTCCAAATTAGTAAATTTTTCTTCTAACACGCGATACCTCTCTGCACATAAATCCACATGGGCTTCGAGATTTTCACGCTCTAATCTTGACTGACGTATTGACATAATTTATTCCATACTAACCGCGTCTTCAAAAGAGCTGATTTTCATTCTTGGGACGATCTTCGCCTCTTGTAAGTATTTATGCAAAGTGTCTACTATATAAAATATATGTTTTTGATTTTTTTATTCTGAGTAGATAAACTACTAGGATTTAATTTAATTGTTTCTGACAAATCGGTGTGCACTGGTACATTATTACAGTCATTTATTAAATGCGTGTATTTTTCGTCACCAGATTTATATGCATCTTGTATATCTGTTGTAAATGTCATTTTCCAAACAGAATGCGTATCTTTGAACTTTGAACCGAATTTATATTCATCCATAGTCGCTTTTTCAAGTTTTGTTACGATTGGATTTAATGGCTGAGTGCGCATACTAAGAACTTGTATCAATGAATTTAAATTCTGGGCTTGACGAAATTCCATAGTTGAACCCTTGGGATTATTAACGCCAGTATCAGTGATGTCAACTAGCGTGTATAATACATGCTCTGCGTTCATGTTAGAGTTCTAACGCTTTACCAGCGGCATACCCTACTGCAAATGCAGCGGCACCTTTTGCCAATGTATTGCCAATACTTGATTTTTTCTTGTCGCTAATCTCAAGACCCTTGTCTTTTGCAAACTTTGCATATAGTGGCATCAAATCACTGCGTCTAGCGTTTATTCTGAAATATCTCATTAATTGAGTTGTAACCAATTGCTGTTGTTGTGTTGATAATTTAGTCCAGTCCTGTGTTAGTCTACGTGCTGCACGTAACTTAGGATCTTGAATTTTTAAATCTTTTTCTAACTTAAAAAAGAACTGCTGCGCCACCGCTGGACTCATGTTACCAGATTTTATCTTTTGCAAAAATTGCTTTATCTTCGGGGTATCAATCTTTACTTTACCCATCAACATAGTATCTCTTTCATCAGTGAACATTTCGCCTGGACGCTGTATACTGAAAATTGTTTGATACAAATCAGGACTGCTGGGACTTGGTCTATTGAAATTTCCCATTGCAGTAGCACGCTGTGCGTAAGCCTTTGCAACTGGTGCATAATTATAATCATTGCTCATTGCATATAAACTCATAAGACTAACGAACAAATGATCAGTTAGACCTCTTGCTCCTGTATTTGCAATTTGATCTCTTGTTCTGAACATTCTTGCTTCACCTAGTGTTTGCATAAATTCTAATTCATTTGACATTATCTTACCGCCCCTCTATTTGCTGCACTAAACGTTGCTCTTGGTACTAACTTCATATCACCTTTAGGACTAGCAAGTACATACCCCTCGCCTCCAGGTTGACCATTAATGCTTTGCTTCACTTGACCACCTTGACTGTCGAATTTAGCAATGATATCGTCTTTCGTAGCCATAACTGCTGCTACTACATTCCATAATGCAACGAATGCAACTTTATGTTGACCAATATATTCTAATACTTTGACTTTCATTTTATCTGACACTTGCTTTCTATTCTCTAACCAAGTTGGAAAATCTGCACCTAAATTAGTTAGACCAGTGTCTACTTTACTATTCATATATGCGTATAATAATTCTGGCAATGCCTTCATTTTCTGCGTAGTTAGTGTGTTATCATTTAATAACTCATCTACGCCCGCCGCATTCTTTTTAATTATTTGCTCAAGTTGATCAATTGCGCTTGTATCAACTTCAACAGGTTTTTCGGTTGTCACACTTGGTACTACCAATACATCTTTTTGGTTGTTAAACATTTCCATATGCGTGAAAGGACCTTCTTTTCCATTAGCATCTTCTTCTCTATGTATTACAATACCAGATTTACTTGCGCCAATGCGTTTGCCTAAGTCGCTTTCTACATCTACTGCATAATCAACAATCTGTGGCTTGAAAACATAGTTATTTCCAACAACGGGTGGTGTTGATTGATATAATAGATCACCTTTAAAAAATCCTCTAAAGTCTGTTGGTACTGTTTTTTCATATATAGGAAACAGACTTGATAACTGTTTGGCGAATGCTACACGCTCTGGGTCTTCTCGGTTTATTCCACCACTACGATTAAGCATAATATCTTGTAGTTGTTCAGCACTCTTTGCTTTACCATCTGTTTTCACTGCTACAAAACCTGACTTGTCTGTGAATATAAACTCACCGTTTTGATCACGACCAAATACCATTGCAGGACTTCCATCCCATTTAAGCGTTACTGCTTTATGATCATCTCCTGACATACTGCGAAGGGCTGCAACTGCTCTCATAGCACCGCTACTACCTTGGAAGAATATTAAGTCTTCTATATGCTGTATGCGACTTTCTGATAGTGTTGATTCACCTAACTTGGATACATCAACATCGTATAAATCAGCGCCATGTTTCAATCTGCGTTTTCGTGCATCTCTGTCTTCGCGCTTCTTTCTTCCTGTAATATTAATAATTTCTGAAATTTTCATTTATTGTCTCGTAGTTTTTTTACACCTCGTGCAAAACGAACAGGTTCTCTATTTTTAAGATCCAAGATCATGCGCTTTTGCAAATCTTGCGCTATCTCAGCATCATACGTCTGTTCTATCATTTCAAGAAGATTGATCATACTACTCAATACATTTACTCCGCGCGTTTCTATTAATTGTGCGTTATCTCTGTTTGGTGCAATATTGTTAATTTCTTCCAATAATGATTTGGTTCGTTTCTTCACGTCGATATCTCCATGCTTATGTGTATTTATACTTTTAATCTTGTTTTCTTAAAATACTACGTAGACGTGCTGCTTGATCTTCTGTACTAGTTGCTTCGGGAGCAGGTTCATTCGGACTATCAACTATTGTGTTTTTCTTCTTCAATTTATCATATATTGTACTAGATTGATTAGTTATGGTATCTTGTTCATCATCAGGCAAGTCAGTTATACGCAATCCTTCAATATCAAACGCTAAATCAACTTTTTGTCCTACACCAGATGAACTACGTGTCTTCATAAATTGAATTTGATACCTACCGCGCTCTCGCATCGCTTGACTTGTGAATATACCAATTACGTTGTCTGCTGTTTGAATCTTACTCAGACCACCAGAAATATGACTATGATCAAATTCTACTTCTTCAACTGCTGATCTATTTAACTGTGACGCAGTTGCAAACAATACGTCATTTTCTACTGCAAAGTTACGTAATTCTTCAGATACATATTTGTCTTTAATGAACAAGTCACTCGCATTGATCTTCCGTCCAGCAGGAGTCATTAAATCTAAGTAGTCAACTAACATAGCATCAATGCGCACACCATTCTGAACTTCAAATTCTCGCATATAACTTGTCAAATCATTTGCAGTGATACCATTCGGAACTTGAATTATTTGTAGTTTGCCAGCAGATTTGCCCTGCATACCTACTTTCAACGCTGTACCTTCTACATCATTAAATATTGCTTTCGTGTTCATGCCAGTTAACATACCATCAAGTCTTAGACCAGATAGTTGCTCACTTAATTCTAGTGATACATATAATACATTCTTACCCATTAATGACCAATTAAGTGCCAAGTTTTGTAGGAATAAACTTTTACCACCTCCTGACGCTGCTGCGAAGATATTCAACTCGCCGGGATTAAATCCACCAAATAATTTGTAATCAACTGACTTCCAACCAGTACTTGTTCCTGCTCGTTCATGTCTTGCTGCGTTAATACGTTCTTTAGGATCATCCCAATAGTTGATACCCATGTGCTTTGCAAGACCAACTTGCACTGCTTCTTTGATGATACGCTCTACTTCACCGAATTCACCTTTTTCTACAAGATCAGCACTTTGAAGAATTGCTGCTTCTAATGCCTTGTGTTTACAAAATGCTTCAAATTCATCAATGAACCAACTTTTATGTCTATCATCAACTGTGTCACCAATGCCTGCTAACTTAATACCAGTGAGCGCCTTGATCTGATCAGTAGTAGGTAATGCACCATATGATGCTACATGCTCTTGTAAGAATACAACTGTCTTCCTGAGTGTTCTATCAAAATAACTTGCTTCTACTATATTGTTTACTCGTAAAAATAAATCTTTATCTTGTGCTAAAAACTCAATGAAAAGTTGTTGCAATTCCACTGTGTATTCTTTTGTTTCGCTCATTTGGTTTTCCATTCAATTATCATGATGTATTATAACATACTGAATTGCTATTTGCAATACTTATTCATTATTACTTGTATCTTTAGTGGATTGTGTATCGCACTATCTAGTATAGTCTGTATAGTGAATAATTCACCATATTTTAGTGCTGCATCTGCTGCGTCTTTACATTCATCCCATTCTGGGAATGATACGTACCATCCGCGATTGATTGCTGTATCTACTAATGACTTACTTGCAGAATCAGCATCGGGTAATAATATAATTTTTTTCTTCAAACTATCGATTATATTTCCTTGTTCGATATTTATATTATTTGAACCAACTGCTATTCCATCAGTGAAGTATGCATCCAGTTGTCCTTCTGTTACGATCACAATCTTTTTATTAGATTGCTTATCTAATCCATATACGAAATCTAGTTTTGGTTGCTTAGTGAAATATTTTGGTATTTCTTTAGTAATTGTTCCTACCCATCGTGCAGTGTATCCTACTATCACACCTTTATAAAAGAATACATGAATAAATCTATTCTTCATTCGTGCTGGTGACATAGATGGTGAATAATAGAAACGAGAATCCATAGGATCTAATCCTCTTGACACCATGTATTCCAATACTCTCTCAAGTTCAGGAGTTACCTCGGTGTACTCGGATATAGGCTTCGCACCTTGCGGCAATTCTACTGGTTCCCAATTGATCTCTACCGCATCATCGATTGATACTTTCTTTAAAAGAATAGTCTCAATATCGCGATCTTCAAGTAATCTTAATTGTAATCGTTGAATATCACTTGAATCTGCACCAAATGCTGTATATAATGCTTTCAGACGGTCGTCTATTTTATTGTCTAGCGTGGGCCAGCCTGCTGTGAAATTACAGTTGAAGCAATTGTATTGAAAGGTATCTTGCTCTGGGAAATAGAAACCACCACGACCTTTTGTGTCGTGAGAATGACCCCTAGTAGCACATACAGGGCAATTACCAGAAACCCATCCAGACGGATTTATCTTCCAGTTAGGTGGTATATGCGCTCTTGTAAAATCTATTATTAATCTCATGTTATACATTCTACACGATTAATGTGATTTTGTCAATAGAATGTTACACTCTTATTACGATTTTATCCACAGTACCACTAAATGTATTATCAATCTTCGCTCTCATATATGACAAGTTAGATTGTACTGAAAACGGCTCAATACCAGTGAAATTATTGAACTCGTGATAATCAGCGAATGGTGACAAATCTAAATCAAACCAATCACTTGGTCCAGGTGACTGTGCAGTTGTTCCCTGCATATAAAAATCACCTGTGTAGTCAGTGCAATATACGCCAAATGTAATCAACCCATTTGGTTTATTATAGTAAGAAGGTCCTACAATAATTGAACTATAGTCAAATATACCTTCTGATGTAAATTCGGTTACGATTTGAGAAGTTAACGGTATTGCATGTGCTTCATCTGATATCTCTACTGTGAAATTAGGGCGCATATTCTGATCTACATACATAGGCAATACAAGTCCTACTTCATTAGTATATGTTAATACTAAATCACATAGACCAGTATCTATATTTGATAAGTGAGATGCACGTACTACTAATTTCACACTACCTAGATCATAATCGGTAATTGTACATGTTGTACTTAATATCGTACTATTAGATTCCCTGTATACTAATGATGCATTAATATTCATATTAAATAATGAAATTGGTTTGCGATCTTGATTCTTTATGAAGAAATGCAACTCATTGTCAAGTCCCTTAAATAATTTAAGACGATTGAAATTAACGGGCGCATTGATCGTTGTACCACGTGTACTATTGTATTGCGATGAACCTGTGGCTGTGCCGTGATCTTTTAATATGTATAGATCACCAGATTGATTTATATTGTAACTTGTGCTGTAATTGCTCATTTTATAAGTCCCTGATTATATCTTGTATTTATGCAGAAATGATGAAAATATTTTAGTATAAATAATAGTAATGCAAAAACAATATGAAGAATTACTCGACCAATATCCATTTCTGACAGTGCTATCTTACGCCGGCAACGAATATGTTGGTGTCATGCAGAACATTGACACTCAAATCGCAAGCATGTATATGTTTGAACGATTGGAATCAGTAGATGAAAAGCAATTATTTCTTATGCTAGGAGAAGAATGGTGGTGGGAAACTAATAGACAGTTACCGATCAACATTGCCTTGATCAATAGGTGGCATTTTCAACACTGTATACAAAGTTTTAATGTAAAGCAAATGGAAATAATCGCTGGTCCCGAAGTTAGACTCAGCAATTCCATTACAAAAAGAATAAAACGTAGAAGTATTAATCTTATGAAAAAGAGTCTTTAACGATCTTGTTTAATTGCATAACCACTACCATTGCGTATGAGTGAGCGTGACTTTTCTTAAAGTAATAAGAATCATCTTCTGGCTTAACCCAAATGTCGTTCATCACAGTATCCCAATCTTTGCCAATTAGGTGACTCTTTGCTGGTCGTATCATTGCCAATACTGCTGCCAATTGACCAACACTTTTAGGCTTCATTTGTTGAACAATTCCATAATGTGAATGTATATGGAAACATTTCTCAACAATTTCCCTATGCTCTAATAGATCCCACATGGGTTCCATTTCAAGTAATTCATCAAGTTCTGCTTTGTTATTGATATCATTATATACTGATACATTCAACAAATCCATTTTAAAGTAACCCATCTTTTCGGCATCTTTATGATCTATTGTCGCTAAACCATTATATGGATTAGTAGGAATCTCATGAAAATATACACCTGTGTTGTGCTTTTTTTCAGTATGTTCTCGCTTTATCATTGCAGGCGTATTTTCAATTAGAGCAAGTAATTTATCTCTATTCGCAATATCTATGTCAATATCTGTATTAACTATCATACTAATTTATCCTATACTCGCTTGTTTCAAAATAGTTTCTACCCATTGTAAATCTTTAACTTCATTTTTACGCTTTAATCGTATCTGCCAATATTGAGGATCAATATAATCTACAATCATTTCAATCTGTTTATTATTCAACATATCCAATAATCCCTGTGCATCATTACTTGCATATATAACCCAAGGACTGATTCTACCAGAACATATATGAAAAACTGCTAGACTAGGCGCTACTGTTTTGAAATATGTATTCCAATCACTTTCTCTATCTTCTGCCCAATCTTGCATTGCTAGTATTGTTCGCTCGACTGCTCTATCAACACTCTCAACTTTCAATCGCTCTTTTACCCACCCACTAAATCTCGCATCATGTGTCCAGTGATCTAGTTTTACTTGATTCTTTAGTAACCAAGTGGTGAATCCAATTACATCATCTATCTTAACCTCAATGCAATATTTGCCAAACTTTATGAACGCACCATAATACGAACTTTTTGCAAATTCGGTATAAGATTTGTCTTTCTTTGAATTTGTCCCAATACGATAAAATAACTGATATGCACGATATCCTAATTGAACATCTTTATCTGTCTCTTGCATATGTCGTTTTTTCTGTACACATAGATGTACGATAAGCGTGTTTTCACGCTTAAAGTCTTTATTGCAGTATTCACATTTATACGATTTTTGTTGCATAATTTATAAACTTGTTATTCTCATTTAAGAAGAGCAGTTGTTTCTTTTTTACTTAATCCAAAATCAAATAGCAATTCTCTTAGATCATTCTTGTCATGCATACCAATAAACAATTCTACTTCATCATCGTTTAAATTAGGGTAGTTTTCTTTAATGAATTTAAATATCTTCGTATCTGTTCCCTTCTTGCCAGGAGAAATCCACTCATGATATTGACTAGTTCCTAATGACAACGCTTGTAATAACTGAAACTGTAACTTGGGATGATGTCTAAGAGTATTAAAGTGAATATTTACTAATTCGTTTGTCCACTCTAAATAATGCTCTGCCAATTTACCTTTACATGAACTTATGAACCGTTGCTGTGTCCACATATTCTTATTATATTTCACAGTCTCTTCATCAGTTAGACTATCATACCAATTGCGATCACGTGTATCAATTGCACGCATCTCATTTTTAATATTTAATTTACTCATATTTAAAACACTATTTTCAATTCTAGGGGTTGCTTTTTATCTTCTTTAACTATGATTGCTTCTTTTATTATACACGTAGATACGTCAAATGACAACCTAAACATCATCAAAGCACTAATATCATTAGTATATATTTTTACATCATCATAATAAGCAGTGGTCATACTATTTGGCATTGTGTCTTTTAACCATTTTCTCATATCAAGCATACGTTTATGTGATTCAGGATTACTCCTACTCCATTGATATTGATGCTGAGGCTGCTTAACTGTAATAGCATTCATTCGAATAGTTACACTGTATACATACTTATCATAGTAGTTCTGCTTTCTTATAATCTGCGTTATTTCTTTGTTATTAAGCAACTCTCTATGTGCTTCATCTTTTGGGGACTTTACTTGCACTATATCAAAAAGATTAGTATTTTTATCTGTGACATGCAATAAGAACTTAACTGCTTCGTCATTAAACATATTAAAGTATACGCGCAGTGTGCATCCATTCATACGATAATAATAATTATCCCCAATCACTATTTTTACATCAGTTGTATTATTTTTGATAATTGGTTTAAGTGCCATTAGTCTTCGATGAGTACTCATGTGAGAATCAGATAATTTAGTCGTGCATATATACATACATGAGTCATAACCATAACACAATTTAGTAGTCATGTCCCACATATCGTGTTTCACTATTCTTACATGATGATCTTGAGTCATAATTTATTCCTAAATCAACTCACTAATGTCTAATACTTCTGGTATCTTATTTACTTCTTTTATAAGATAGATACATTCTGGATTATCACCATCACACAATGGTACTGACAGAATATGACCAAACTTCAGTTTTGGGGCATGCCATTTTACATCTGTAAACACATTAACAATATTCACATCAAGATATTTTGGGCTATAGCCAGTCATTGGGTTCATCGCAATTGTAGTGAAACCTCTATCATTTAATCCCATCAAACTAATTACTTCAGGATTTCCTACTTCTGGGTCGCAAATAACAATACTCCAATCCAAAGGTACATTGATCGTATATTCACCAACTTGCAACACTGCTGCGGGACTATAAAAACTTTCTAAAAAAATTAATGGAATAAAATAATAATCCACGTTCTTTGGGTCACTATAATCTAATACGCCATATCGTAGATCATCTACTAATTCAGGCACATCATCCAATTCGTAGGTGCGATTTTCCACCGTGAGTATTTTCATAATTTGGTTCCTTATTATTAATGTAATACATTATATCACATTATATCATACGAGTCAATAGGTTTTACTTGTAATCTACTTTCTCTATTGAAAAAGGATAATTTGCTTCTTTATAAAATTTCTTACGTTCAGTCAAATGACGCTTACTAAACTTTGCTGTACTCGTGAAATCATATATCTCTACAAAGTCCTTATCATCTGCTCTACGAACACCACGTCCAATTGATTGTATTACACGCACAAAACTCTTACCAGGCTCAATCAATACCATGTTAAATATGCGTGGGATGTTTAATCCAACTGCTGCTACACCATATGTCGCAATAGTAATACTATTAGTCGCTTCATTAATTTCATCGTATGTGTCTTTACGATCTGTAGACTTCATTGCTCCCTTAACGAAAGTAGTATCACCGCCAATATGATCAACTAACATTTCGCCTGCTTTAATGCGATCAACCAATACCAGAGTATTACCAGATTGTGATATTGTCTTTATTAAATCACCCATGTAACTAATACGATGTGCATTCGTTGTCAAAAATGTCAATTCACTTTGATAATTAGTATAGTCAGTGATTTCTTTCATTTGTACAATATTAACATGACAATTACTTAGTACACCCATGTCTTGTAATTCTGATGCTGCTAAACGATTTACTACATTGCCCAAACTAACTTGCAATGTCATTTGTTCGTTTTCTGCTTTTGGTATTGTACCTGTCAATCCCCATCGTAGAGGTACATTAGCAAATTCCTTAGTAAGCATATCTTTTAGTACATCCGCCTTTGCTTGGTGAACTTCGTCTACTATGATACAGACTACATCCTCTGCAAAGTCTTGCAATCCCCAATCTTGCTCACCATTCTTGAATCGTTTACGAATTACGTTAAGACTCTGCCATGTACAAATTGTATGAGTTCGTCCAAATTCTTTTTTATCACCAAAGTACACACCAACATCAAGTCCAAGATTAATATAATCTGCGCATGTTTGATTCACCAAATCTTTATTTGGGACAATAACAATAGAACGACCATACTTCTCTGCTTTATAACTTAACGCTGCTGTAATCAATGTTTTACCAGCACCCGTTGCAATCTCTTGTAGACACTGAGGAGTTTCTACAAACTTGTTGACAATGTCAATTTGATAATCACGTAGTGTTACAGGATGTCCTTCAAATCGATGCTTTGCGGGCCATACTTTATGTTGAAACGTAGATTCATCTACCAAATCAAACTCAAATTTATTATGAGTTCTAAGATCATCCAATTCAATCTGATAACCATCTTCGATGATAATAGGAATCGCTGTCTCTAATAGACTGACAAATGTAATACCACCGATGGTAAAATATCGTTCACACCCATCCCATCTACCTAATTTATAGGAAGGAACATGTCGCGCATAAGGCAAGAAAAACTTAAACTTTGCCTCTAGTTTTTTTCTAGTGGTAAGTTCAAGTCCTTCTATCTTTGCATTGACTTCGTCTTTCAATATAATTGTTGCAGTTTTAATTGTTGTTCTCCAATTTGTTTTTACTTATTCTAACGAAAGACCCAGGATTCCTGGGTCCTTTATAACAGTCAATAAACTATTATGCAGTTGATCGCATACAGGTGATTTCTGCCATACGCTGCCATTTGTCACTTTTGGTTTTACGCAAGTCTGCAATTTTACATACCATACGTA